TTGGCTGAAGAATATCATCAAACTTGCACAAAAGAACCTGCTCACGGGTCGGGAGGACGGCAAGGATGTGAACGCCAAGGGGACGCTATCCGCAAGCCTTGATTTTGACCCTATCCCCTTGACTGCCGAAAAGATTGCAGTCAACCTTCTTGCCAACCCTTATTGGAAATTCGTGGACCAAGGAGTGCGGGGGACTATCAGTTCAACCCGTGCGCCAAACTCACCATTCTCATTCAAGAAGAAGGGTGGAGGCAAGAGTGACCAAGTTGGCCCGATGACCCAAGCGATTGCGGACTGGATTACCGACAAAGGGATTTTGGTCACGCCAACCTATTCCCGTGAGAAGAAAGCCATGCGGACCGTTGAAGAGCAGAAACTCGCAGACGCAAGGTCTATCACCTACTTTGTCCGCAGGCGTGGCCTATACGCCACCAAGTTCCTCACCAATGCCCTCACCCCCGAACAAATAGATTTGCTTGTCAATACTATTTCGGAGGTCTTGGGCAAGCAGGTCAGCCTTTCAACTTCCCGATAACCCATGTCCATATCCGTATTATCAGGGTCGCCCCTTGCGGCCACGCCCGTTTACAACAAGATGCTCTACAAAGTCAGCGGCTCGCTGATTGCCCAACCGAACTATCGCTATGTCTGCGATGTGAAGAACCCCGCAGGCACGACGCTGGCACGGCTGAAATGCGACAAACTGCCGACCACCAACTTCGGGTTCTTTGATGTGCAGAAGGTGGTTGAAACATTGGTAGCCCCGACCGCCCCATCGCTGACGCAGACGGGATTCGTGGAACATTCGGGGTTTTATTCGGGGTATCGGTTGGACTTCACGCAGGAGTACGGGAACACCCCCGCCGTGACAGGAGCGACCACAACGGTCAGCGGGGTGATGGCCTTTGCGGGGAACTTGGAGCAGTTGGAACTTGCTGACTGGAGCCTAAGTCCGTACTTCCGCATCGGGAGCAGTTTTCAAATTTCTCGACCGCTGACAACCCAACGAGCATTTACCGTGTACCATGGGGGACGCAATTTCCTTGCTATCAACGCCACCAAGTACACAACCGCATCGCCCGACGACACTTGGCTCGTTTCGGCACGGGTGAACTACAAGTCCGTCGATTACGACTTTGCAGTCAGCCCCAGCCTTTCGGGAACGACCGACTACAACATCCAACGCTTTGCCTGCGGTCCTGCGAACTTGTCGGGAACTATTTCTGCATTGAGCGGAGCGGTGGAAGGAGATTCCTACACCGTGCAGTTTTTTAGCAATTCCATTGGGGGTCTAAATATAACCACCTTCACCTTCGGCCCCTGCGAGCGGTTTGATTCCATCCCCGTCCACTTCGTCAATAAGTACGGCGGGATTGATTCGTACACCTTCACGATGAAGAACCGCAAGCGGGCCAACATCCAGCGGGAGGTCTTTGGGTACAACTCCGATGTGTATGCCACGACCACCTACAACAAGGTTTGGGCGGGGTCGTTTGACTTCGTGTATGCTTTGAATAGCGACTGGCTAACCGATGCCGAATCCGAGTGGCTGATTGAGATGGTCCGCAGCGGGTATGTATGGCTCGAACTCGGTGGAACCCTTGTGGAAGCGGTGGTCAATGCCAACCAGTATCAATTTGTAACCAGACGAAATGACCGCCTCACGCAGTTGCAAATCGAGGTGGCCGTAGCCTACGACAATTCAATCCTATGAGCGTAACCCTCATAGCCTACCCGACAACCAGTTTCATCAACGACTTGGCGGCGTGGAACAACTTCAACACCCGTGCCGATGCGGATGGAGCGGACACCAAGGAGGACGCCTGCTTTGACTGCCTGTACCTGCGCTTTGCGGGGCTGAATGCCATGCCCGAACTTGCCTATGTGCTGGACACGATGGGCGGGACGGACATTGCGGTCACCTATTCCATCGGGGATATTGAGGATGTGACCAAGCAACGGGGGTCGTTCTCAAAGACGATAACCCTGCCGAACACCCCGACGAATCGGGCCTGCTTTGCGTATGCCTACAACATCCAATCCTTCGTGGGTGGATTCCAACCCAACAAGCGGATCCGTGCCGCCATGTGGGAGGATGGGGTGCAGGTATTCAGCGGAGTGCTGCAACTGCTCTCCATGAGCAAAACCAAAGGAACCGTCACCTACGAGGTGGGGTTGTTCACCGATAATGTGTCCCTCTTCAAAGCCATTGAGGGGAATATGCTCGTCAACACGGCGGGCGTTACGGGAATGAACCACACGCCCACCAGCGGCCATGTCAGCGGCACTTGGACGGCATCGGGTGCGTTGAGCAGCGGGTATGTTTACGGGGTTGTGGATGCGGCGGGGTTCACGGACATCTTGAACCAAGGCGGCGGCTGGTTCCAAGCACCATGGTGGAGGCTCGGTCCTAGCATCTATATCAAGAAGATGGTGGACCTCATCTTCGCCGAGGCGGGGTTCCGTTATTCGAGCACATTCTTTAACTCGTCGCTATTCAATAAACTGGTCATCCCATACGCAGCGGGGACGATGCCCGTCAACTTGTCGGGGTCCAATATTTTTGCAAGAGGTAGTGGGGCGAATTATTCTGCCGTAACGGGGTTCCTGCTTTTTCAAGACGATTCAACGCCTCCGCTTTATGATAGGCCAAACTATTGGGTCGCATCGTCAAGCACATTCGTGTCGCCAAATTTGACCACTCGGTGGAATATTAGGGTAAAATTAAAATTTACTTGGTCCGCACCTGGGACAAGGCTTCCTTTCGGTATATCGTTAAGAGATACAACAAACAATCAAAATATAGCCCTCATACCAGCATTAAACAATGATGGCTCATGGAACTCAATCTTTACCAAGGATGCGTTTCAAGATGTGGTTTTTTCAAATATTTCAATTCGTGCGGGGATAAATGTTAGGCTCATAGTTGATTCCCAAGTGGCGAGTTTTGACCAGCAACCAAATTGCAGCATACAGTTTGAGTGCCTTGAGAATTGGAGTAATGTCGGAACGCTGGATATGCGGACGGCCCTGCCTGCCGATGTCAAGCAGAGCGACCTCCTGCAAGATTTGCAGAAGATGTTCAACTTGCAGTTCATGCCCGACCCGCAGGACCCCAAACTCCTGTACATTGAACCTTGGAAGGACTTCTACTCGTCGGGCGTGGTGGACTGGTCGCAAAAGTCCGACGAGAACGCAGAGCAGGTGCTGACCAATGGCGACCCGAATGCCTATACCAACATCATCTTCAAGTACAAGGACATGGGGGACTACCTGTCCAAAACCTACAAGCAGTCCTACCCGCTTGCAAGGGAAGGCTACGGCGGGCGAATCTTCAACACGGGCAACTTTTACGGCAAGGGGGACAAGGTGGTTGAAACACTATGCGGGACACTTATACCCGCATCTTTCAGCACCGACAAAATCGTGGGCAGGACTTGGGACATCGACGGAACTCTCGCAAGCGGAACCATCAAGCCTCTGCAAACGGGCTATCGATTAGCGCAGTACAACCTCATCGAAGGGCAGACCGAATGGGCCTACCAATACGGGGTCAGCGGGAACACGGCACTATCTGTGGGTATCCTCAAGATGCCGTTCGTGTCCCACATTGACAACCCCTACGCCCCCAGCGTGGACCTCGCCTTCGGGCAGCCAAGGTTGGTCTATTACAACGCCGTGAACGCAAGTGGCAACCCGTACGCCTACACGAACAATAATCTCTACAACACCTACTGGCTCAACTACATCAACGAAACGGTGTCCCAAGAAGCCTTGCAGTTGGAACTAACGATGCTGCTATCCTCTGTGGACATCTACCAACTTGACTTCCGAAAGCCCGTCTATTACGGCGGCATCCGTTGGCGACTGCTCGAAATTCGGGACTACCTCGTAGGGCAGATGAAGCCGTGCCGTGTCACGCTCCGACGCATCCTCAACCTCACCGACTTTGCTGCAACCACGACGACCCCGATTGCAAGCGACCCCGAATTCCTGTTCAACGGCCCCATTGACCCCGACCCTGTTGACCCAGGGTATGAACCCCCCGTAAACCCCGAACTACCCTCCGAAGGATAACCATGGCAGATGTAACCAAAGAAATAGTCCTCGAAGTAGGGCTAAAAGATTCGACCGCCGCTGGAACGACCAGCGCAAAGACCCGCTTGCGGGAACTGCAGAAGACCCTTGCGGACATGGCCCTCGCTGGCCAAGACGGGACCAAAGCGTTCCGTGAAATGGAGAAAGAAGCGGGACGGCTCAAAGACCAAATCGGGGACACGCAGCAGCGAATCAAGAACCTCGCCTCGGACACCCGAACCATTGACACCTTCGTCGGGGCCATTCAAGGTATTACTGCGGGATTCCAAATTGCACAGGGTGCGGCGGCCTTGTTTGGAGCGGAGGAAGAAGAACTGCAAAAGTCCTTGGTCAAGGTCCAAGCAGCCATGGCCCTCGCCAACGGGGTGCAGCAGGTGGCCAACCTGCTGAACAAGGATTCAATCTTGATAACCCAAGGCCAAGCAGCGGCGCAGGCATTGTACGCCGTAGCCGTTGGAACCAGCACGGGAGCGATGAAAGCGTTCCGCATCGCACTCCTTGCCACGGGTATCGGTGCAGCAGTTGCGGCGATCGGGCTATTGATAGCCAAGTGGGACGACCTAACCGCAGCGGTCCGACGATACCTCAACCTACCCGACCCGAAGCAACGGGCAGCGGAGCAGGCCATGGCCCTGCAACGGGAGGAAGCGCAGTTGGAGCAGTACCGCCAAGCATACGACAAGCACACCGATAGCCTCATTGCCGCTGACAACAAACGCAAAGCCCAACAGGAGCAACGCCGCAAGGATGAGGAAGCGGCCACCAAGCAACGCCTACTGAACCTGCAAGCAGAAAACAACGCCATTATCAAGTTTGTGGAGGACTTGAACCTTACGCTCTACGAGATGGAACTGGACCGCATCATGAAGCAGGACCAACTCCAAGAGGACCAAATGCTCCGCAATCGGGATGCGTACTTGCGAAATATTCGGATGCGGAACGATGCCGAAGCGAAGTCAGCAGCGGGGCAAGCACAACGGGAAGCGGACCTCGCATCCCTCCGTGAGAAATATGTCGGGCAATCCTTCGCCGTCATCGGGGACATCATCCAAGCAAGTGCAGGCAAGAGCGAGGAAGCCCAACGGCGGGCCTTCAATGTAGCGAAGGCCGCAAGCATCGCCCAAGCCATTGTCAGCACTTACCTTGCCGTCAACTCGGCCTTGGCTATCAAGCCAACGGAAACCGTCTTCCCAGGTCAGCGATTCGTGGAGGCAGGTCTTGCCCTTGCCGCTGGTCTTGCAAATGTGGCCAAGATTAAAGCGACCCAATTCCAAGGCGGTGGAGGAAGCGCACCAAATAGCAATGTTATGGGTGGAGCATCGGGTGCAAGCATGACCCCGCCTGCAATTTTTGCAAGCCCCCAAACGACCAACCTCGGAACGGGCGACCTGTCATCGGGCCAAGGTCAAGGCTCCCAACCCATGCGAGCCTATGTCGTGGAGCGTGACATCCAGCAGACGACCAACAGGGTGCGCCGCTTGTCCGAATTTGCAACATTGGGCTAACCCATACATCTACCACCATGGAACTTCCCGTGTACCGAATGACCGTGGACGAGGTGGACGAAGGCGTGCAATTCGTGGCCCTCGTTGATATGCCTGCTATTGAGAAACCCTTCCAAGCCTTCGCCAAGACCCCGCAACGATTCGCCGAAACGGGAGAACGCCGAGTGCTGACGGGACCGCTCATGCTGGCAGACACGCCCATCTATCGGAAAGACGACACATACGGGGAGTACTATGTGGTATTTGACAAGGCCACGATCAGGAAGATCGTGCAGAAGTATTTCAAGCAAGGGAACCAGCACAATGTGAACGCTTACCACAATGCCGAACTTGACGGGGTTTTCATGTTTGAGAGTTACATCACCGACACCGAGCGGGGCATCCTTGCCCCCAAAGGCTACGAGGACACCCCCGATGGCTCTTGGTTCGGGTCGTTCAAAGTAGAGAACGACGAGGTGTGGGAGAACCGCCACGCCTTCAAGGGTTTCTCCGTGGAGGGACTATTCGGCATGAAGAACACGGGGACTGAACTGGAGGTCGCACTAGCTGGCCTCGCAGACGATTTGACCAACTTTTTGCAACATATCAACCCAACCTACAAATCCCTTTAATCTATGAACCTAAAAGCAGCCATTGACACTTTGCGGACTGAACTCCGCAAGTTCACAACCCAAAAGCAAGCCTTTGCCGACTACAAGTTGGTGGATGGTACTGTTGTCCGAGTGGACGGCGACCTCGTTGCAGGTACCGCCGTGTATGTCATCACCGAAGACGAAACCCTGCCCGCTCCCGATGGTGAGCATCAAGTGGAAGGCGTTGGTGTCATCAAAACCGAAGGTGGCAAAATCACCGAAGTGGTTGTAGCCGAAGCCCCAGCACCTGCCGAAGAAGTCGCCGTTGCCGCTGAAATCACGCCCGAAGTTGCGGGTGAAGTGGTGAGTGAAATCGCCGAAGGCTATCCGATGGTGGACCCATTGATGGTTGAAGAAATCGTCAAGAAGCACCTCGTCAGCATCATGGAGGAACTCAAAGCCGCCTACACGGAAATGGGAAAAATGAAGGACAAGATGGCCGCATTTGCATCGCAGATGGAAACCATGACCGACATCGTTGAGAAGGTCGCCGAACTCCCTTCCGAAGCCCCCAAGCCAACCGCCTCCGCTATCGTGGAGCAACGGAAGGCATCTGCCCAGCAGAACTTCAACAACCTCGCCCAAGCAATCCAAACTCTCAAAAACTCCAAATAAACTTTAACCCCCAAACAAAAAAGCCATGTCATTTTCTCTTGGAACTCTAACCGCTTACACCGAGCAGCAAAGGTTGCCGCTCATCACTAAGGCCGTATTCTCGGCCCGCACCGCCGCCTTGTTCACAAAGCAGGTTGGTGTAAAATCAGCCGCTGCCCTCAACTTGATGGACACGGATGCTGCTCTTGCTGCGGGTACTTCCTGCGGATGGACCGCAGCAGGAACCACGACCTTCTCGCAAAGGAATGTCACCGTTGCGCCCATGAAAGTTCAAGAGGCTCTTTGCCCTCGTTCGCTGGAACAGTATTGGATGCAGTCGCAGTTGACCGCTGGTTCAACTTATGACGGTGTTCCATTCGAGCAAGCATTCGCCGAGCAGAAAGCCCTTCGCATCGCTGAAGCGTTGGAGAACGCTATCTGGTCGGGTTCTACCCTGGTGACTGGCTTGCTGACAATCTTGAACGCTGCATCGGGTTCAACCGTATCGGGTAACACCGCTGCCGTGTCTGCCTCCGTTGGTATCACCACAAGCAATGCTATCAGCATTTTTGATAACATTTACAACCGCATTCCGCAGGCCATCTTGACCCGCAACGACTTGGTTATCTTCTGCGGTTGGGACACTTTCCGCACCTTGATTGGAGCGTTCAAGTCCACCACCAACGCCAGCGTCATGTACAACCAAGTTGACCTGCAAGGGCTGGCCGATGGTGACATCATCTACCCTGGTACCAATGTCCGTGTGGTTGCGGTCCCAGGCTTGCTTGGTTACAACCGCTTGGTTTGCAGTTACTTAGGCAATTTTGTCTATGCGACGGATTTGCTTTCTGACGAAGAAAACTTCTCCCTGTGGTACTCGCAGGACAACGATGAAGTCCGCTTCCAAGCAGCCTTCAAAGTTGGTGTCCAGGTTGCTTACCCTGACCTCATCGTTGACTGGAAGTTGGCCTAAGTGTAAGGGGGGAGGGAAACTTCCCCCCGCTTTTTTAGTATAACATAACCCTCTAAAAATACACTATGTCTTGTTCTCTCACTACGGGCTACGCCCTCGGATGCCGTGATTCAGTCGGCGGCATCAAAACTGTCTTTGTCCAAGCCTTCAACCCAACGGGTTCCGTGAACACCAACGGAAGCGGAACGGTCACAGGCTTTACGGGTTTCTCATCGGGATTCTACGAGTACGACTTGACCAAGGCCACTTCGTCCATGACGGAAACCTTGAACGCAAGCACCGAGAACGGAACCTTGTTCTACACGCCCGAAGTAACCTTTACAATCAACAAGTTGCAGACCGCCGTGCGGAATGAACTGCGCCTCTTGGCTCGTAACCGCTTGCTGGTCATCGTCCAAGACAACAACAACCGCTACTGGGTGTTGGGTGCTGCGAATGGCTTGGAAGCCTCCGCTGGGACTGCTGGAACGGGTACTGCATTCGGCGACCGTTCAGGCTACGAGATGACGCTGACGGGCATGGAACCCGATGCAATGCTGAACATCTTGCCAGCAACATTCTCTGCGCTGACCGCACAAATCAGCGGGTCGTAGCGTATCTTTGACCTGCGGGCCTCATACCCCGCATGGTTTAGTGGTCTGGGCCATCTCGCAAGGGGTGGCCCTTTTTTTTGTACCTTTGGGCATGAGAATTTGCATCGTTTACAACGCCCACCCGACGGGGTGTTCCTTCTACCGCTTGGAGATGCCGAACGCCTACCTTGGCGACAACTTCACGGAGTTCGATTATGTATGCGTCGATAACATCGCCAATGTCAAGGATGAAGACCTAAAGACGGTCGATGTGTGGCTTTTCAATCGCTTGTGGTGTCAAGGTACCTTGGAGCAAATTCGGAAGGTCTACGAGGCTCTCACGGCGTTTGGGGCCAAGGTAATCTTGGACCTTGACGACTACTGGGTGTTGGAATCGGGGCATATCATGTATCGGCACTATTTGGACACCAAGTTGGACGAGCAGATTCGTGAACACATCCGCTTGGCTGACCATGTGACCACGACCACCGAACACTTGGCGCAGAAGATTCGCCTGCTCAACAAGGCCGTCACCATCCTCCCCAACGAACCATACGAGGCTTACCAGCAGTACTTGCCCGACACGACGGCCGAACCCGAGCCGCACCTGTTCAAGATTGGCTGGTTTGGTGGGGCGCAGCATCAGGAGGACATCGCCTTGGTGGAGCATTCGTTTGGCCTGCTGGCTCACGACAAGTCCCTTGACGGGAGATACAAAATCTACCTCGGCGGGTGGAACGACGGCAACCCCGTCTACGATGACTACGAGCGGATGCTATCGTGCAGGGGATTGAACAAGAATTACGGACGCATCCAAGCCGCTGACATTTACTCCTATGTCGGGGGATATAATTTCATCAACGCCACTATCGCACCGCTCCGGGACACGAAGTTCAACAGGCTCAAAAGCGAACTGAAAGTGGTTGAAGCAGGCTGGATGGGCAAGGCTATCATCGCCTCGGAAACCATCCCCTACACCGACATAATCGTCCACGGCCACAACGGTCTACTGATACCCTACGGCAAGAAAGACGCATGGTACAAGGCCGTCCGCAAGTTTGTGAACGAACCCGACTACGCCAAGGGGCTTGCCATGCAGTTGAGCAAGGATGTCCGTGAGCGGTTTGACATCAGCAAGACCGCCGAGCGGAGGGCCGAACTCTACCGAAGCATCGGGCGCAAATTGTGAAATTCGGGCGCATCCTACATTTAGGGGTAGAGTGATTTACCTATCCCCCAACACCACCAACACAATCGTCGTCACTTGGACGCAGCGGGCAAGCACGGGCGACCGTTACATCTTGCGGCTCACGAACATCGCTAAGAACGCCACGACCGACTTCACCCTGCTGAAATCGGCCAACCTTTCTTCCTACACGAACCGCTATGACAAGTTTTCCATCGTTGTCGGCTCTCTTGAAACGGGGTCGTATAAGTATGAGGTTTACGATACCTCTTCCACGGTTGGTGCAGCCGTTGCGGTGGTTGAAACGGGCTTGGCGTATGTCCAAGTAGTTTCGCTGACCTTCAACACCTTCGCCAATTCCATCCAGTACACCGTCTTCGGTTCGTCCGATGAGCGAGTGTTTGATTCCACCTTTGACCCCTCTTTCGCATGAGCGTACAAACCCGCAGTCAGTTGGTAGCATCTGCTGCCACCATCACCAACGAAACCGCTGCAGGAGCGAACACCGCCGCCCGTGTGGGTGGACTATTCGACGACCTCGCCGATACCGCTACCTTGGACCGAGAGCGGGGCGTGGCGAACCTGTACCTGGACGAATCCAAGAACTTCACCCCAACCCAAGGGAGTGCAGTCAAGTTGACAACCCCACTGAAATCGGGACTGCTGACGACATACAACTTTACCCGCACAACCACCGCTATCACCTACACGGGGACGACGAATGCCGCTTTGCGGGTATCGGCAAGCATGGTATTCTCGCAGGGCAACGGCAACCAAATCCTCATCTACATCGCCAAAAACGGAACGGTTATTCAGCAATCGATGACCGACATCACCACGGGCCACAACAACGGCCACTCGGTCACTCTTGAAGCGATTCTGCAAGGTGCAGTCAATGATGAATTTACCATCTACATCAACGCCGTGAACGATGGCGGTGCTATCACGATTTCGGCCCTCAACTTCACCGTACACACGCTATGAGTTCTATAAAACAATCATTCACCCAATGGCTTGGCATTGAACACAAGGTCCCCGTGATGCTTGAAAACAAAGCGGGCAAGTACATCACCTACGGGGCTTTCAACGAGTACCCCTACTATCTGCTGGACAACTACCGAAGGAGCAGCAAGCACAACGCTATCGTCAACGGGAAGGTCAACTACATCGTGGGCGGTGGATGGCAACCAGGGGAGAAGATGACCGTGGAGCAGCAGGCCCGCTACGCCAAGTTCTTTGACGGCCTATCCGAGCATGACGACTTGAACGACATCACCGAGAAACTCGTCTTGGACCTTGAACTATTCAACGGGTTTGCCGTCGCAGTCACATGGAACAAAATGGGAACCATTGCCAAGATGGAGCATATCCCCTTTGAAAAGATTCGTGTTGACAAGGACGAGCGGATGTTCCAAGTGGCCGATTGGTACGACGATGCAATGGTCCAACTCTACCCCAAAATCGGGGATGTAGAGAAAATCCCCGCCTTTGATGCTGACAACCGAATCGGTAAGCAACTGTTCTATTACAGGGTCTATGCCGCTGGCGTGAAGTCCTACCCCCTCCCCGAATACATGGGGGGGCTTGCATATATTGAAGCGGACTGTCAAATTGCCAACTTCCATGTGAACAACCTCAAAAACAACTTTTGGGGCGGGTACTTGATAAACTTCAACAACGGAATCCCAACGCCCGAAGAGCAAGGCGACATTGAGCGTCAAATCAAACGCAAGTTTTCGGGGACCGACAATGCAGGTCGCTTTGTGGTGACCTTCAACGACGATGTTTCAAAGGCTCCCACCTTGGAACCGTTGACCCCGTCCGATATGGACAAGCAGTTTGAGATTCTCAACAAGACCGTGCAGCAAGAAATCTTTATCAGCCACCGTGTCGTGAACCCGATGCTATTCGGAGTAAAGACCGAAGGCCAACTGGGAGGGCGGCAGGAACTGGTTGAGGCGTACGAACTATTCAAAGCGACTTATGTGAACGACCGAGTGCGGAAGGTGGAGCGGATGATCAACTATCTTGGATCCTTCAACGGCGTGGAAGGGATGGAACTGATTCCCGTGGAACCCATCACCGAGCGATTGAGTGAACAAGCCCTGCTCACCATTATGACCCCCGAAGAACTGCGGGAAAAAGCGGGCCTCCCTGCGTTGGAAAAGCAACCCGCCGATGTGGTGGGACCGAACGCCCAACCCGACGAGGTTCCGCAAACGCCTGCAGTCATGAGCAACGACAACATCAAAAAATTGTCGGGCCGTGAGTACCAAAACCTCATGCGAATCGTCCGCCACTATGCCCAAGAAAAAATTACCTTGGAGATGGCCCGCACGATGCTATCCGCTGGTTTCGGGTTGACCCCCGAAGAAGTGAACACCCTGCTCGGAGTGCAAGAGCAGGCGTTTTCCGAGCCTATGTGGGGCGAAGAAGACACCGAGGATTACGGATGGGGGGACGAGGAATTTAAGGTCTTGGAGGTGGTTGCAAGTAAGTTTGGGAGCAGTTCGGACGACTATGTTGTCATGCATTCCAAGCCAATGCGCTTTGATGCCGACTTAGACGACCAAGTGCGTCAAGCCTTCGCTGAACTTGGGGAGGAAGAAAAGGAACTTGACGAGAAAATTGAAAAGTACCGCAAGAAGAATCGTGAAGCCTCCGTGGAAGAAATGGCCAAGGAGTTCGGGGTCAGCAAAGCCAAGGTCGCAAAGCGGGTGGCGTACTTGATTACAAAAGACCGTTACCCCATCGCAAGGGCGGTGGACCAAATCGCCGAGCAAGGCTTGCCCAAAAACATCAAGGAAGTGGCCGAACCCGTGCTGGAAGTGAGGTACAAATACTCTTGGGCCGCTGGATTCAGCAACAAGGACAAACGCACCAGCCGTGAGTTCTGCAAGGTCATGTTGGACTTGGCTGACCAAGGGAAGGTGTACACAAGGGACGACATCAACGGCATCAGTAACATCATGGGATATAGCGTTTGGAACCGCCGTGGCGGTTGGTATCACACGGCCAGCGGAGTGAACCGCCCCCAATGCAGGCACATTTGGGAGCAGCAGTTGGTCATCCGTAAGGGCAACAAAATTTCAAAAGCATGAAGGCACTATTTATCAGCGAACAAACCCTGCTGGACAACTCGGTCATAAACGAGAATGTTTCGTTTACCCAAATTCGGCCTACCATCGTGAAGGTGCAGGAGATGCGGATTCAGCCGATAGTCGGGTCTGCCCTGTACTCGGAAATGGTCGGGCAGGTAGTGAGCGGTACGACCACGGCATTGAACACCACCCTGCTGGAGGACTACATCCAACCCGCTATGGTGCAATGGCTCTACTACGAACTCCCGATGGTCTTGGCGTTCAAGTACATGAACAAAGGAATGGTCCGCAGAACCAGCGAGGAAAGTTCCCAAATGTCCATGGACGAGATTACCCGCCTCACCGACAAAGTGAAGAATGATGCGGAGTGGTACTCCGAAAGGATTACCCGCTACCTCATGGAGCAGAAGGCAAATTACCCGCTCTTTAACTCCCCGCCATCGGCTTTGGACACCATCTACCCCACCGGCACCAACTACAACACAGGGATGGCCTTGGATGCAAGAACCCTGCGCCGTGGTGCTGGCTTGGACCGCCCTTGGCCCTATGACCCCTACTGCAATAACTGCTGAACATGGGCGCACACTCTAAAAACATTTTGAAACTACAAGCCTATGTCTTGGATACGAATAAAGCAAGCACTCCTTGCTCTTGCAAATGCTCACCCGCAAGTAAACTCCTTCGGAACGGGGGACCCGCTTGCAATCGGGACCGACAACACCATCAACCTGCGAACCCCAAGCCGTGAGCGAATCGTATATCCTTTGGTATTTGCGGATGTTCAGTCAGCGAGTACTGACCTTGGGAGTTTGGCTCTTGTGGTCGGGGTCTATTTTAGCGACCGAGTGGAATCCATTGCCACGATGGGTGGAGTGGTTTCGGGAAGCCCGACGATGGGTTGGCAAGACAATGAGGATGAAGTTTTGAGCGACCAACTGCAAATCGCCCAGGACTTTATTTCAGCCCTTACAAACGACCCGACGCAAGAGTGGACGCTAAGTACCAGCGTCAGCCTTACGAGGTTTGTAGAGAGCCGAGATGACCGCACAGCGGGGTGGGTGGCTACTCTATCGTTTGCTATCCCGTACTCTCACTCCATTTGTGAAATTCCGACCTAACCTACATTTACCCTAAATACCCCAAGCAATGCCAACTCCAATCTTACAACAAATGCTCGGACAGGGCGGGTCAATGCAGTTCATTGACGCAGCCGTATCGGGCGCAAACTTTGACTTCATCGTGGTGAATGCCGCCGCAACCTTCACGACCCTAACGGGTACAGGAGGGGAGGACCTGCTGACCGCTTACTCGTTGAGCGGCAAGTCCGTGTCCGCTGGTATCGTCATCAGCGGCAGGAACGGCGGGAAGATTACGGCCGTCACTCCAAGCGTCGGTAGCGTCATCGGATATACATTCCTGTAAGCGATGTTTTTAGGCTACGGATACGGCTATCCCCGCTCGCTAATACTCGGCGGTTCGGGCAACCCTTATTGGGCTGCCTACAATGTCCGTGCATCTGCTGACGGCGCAACCGCTGCCGAAACCGCAAGCAACGATTGCCTGCAAGCCCGATTCATTGACACCTTCCAAGATTACAATTTCTTCGTGTGGACGGACACGGTGTGGGCGGTGTTCAACAACCGTGCAACCGCCGATTCAGCCACGGCCAAAGAAACCCTTTTTGAAAACTGCCTACAAGTGCGAACCTATAATTTAGATTAAAATGCCCGCAGCACCATCTTTACTCATTGTCCCCTATCGCTCCAAGACGGGGCGTTTGTATTCCCAAATCCCTGTACCCGTAGCCCCAGCGACAACGGGGGCGGGGGACTTCACCGTCACCCGTGACACAACTGCACGGCGACTTGATTCTGCGGGGCTTATCGCATCCGTAGCGTCGGGCATACCGAGGTTGGACTATGCTACAACAAGCGGTTTAACAGTTGGCTGCCCTGCTCTTTTGGCAGAGCCTGCGGGGACCAACCTTTGCTTGCAGAGCGAAGCGTTCAACACGACTTGGACCCGTGTTTCAGGCGGTACGGGGTTGCTCCCAGCAATCACTGCAAACGCCGTAGTTGCACCTGACGGCACAACGACTGCGGAAACGATTGTTTTTGATAGAGGCTCGGCAACATCGGGTTCTGCAAATTTTAGCCAAGTTCAGCAAGTCATAAATTTAGCCACAAGCGGAACATACACCCTTAGCGTGTACGCCAAGGCTACGGCGGCGGGCGATGTCGGCAAGCAGTTTTACATTAGGGCCAAGGACACACTTGTTTCGGGTGCATTGACAAGTTCTTGGCTGCGATATACAAGTACGGAATCGGGTGTTGTTTCAGGAAATACAAGTGTAATGATTGGGAATCGTGGAGGCTTTACGGCAGACCAAAGCGTAAGCGTTGACCTATGGGGCGCACAACTCGAAACAGGCTCGGTGGCGACTTCTTATATCCCCACCACCACAGGAACGGGTAGCCGAAGCGGTGATTTAATAAGCGTAACAGGAGCAGTCAGCGGGTCCATCGGGCAGACGGCTGGAACATTCTACCTAGACATAACTTACTCGTTGAGATTGGCCTCCACGGCGACTCGTTGGATTCAAATTTTTGGGTCAAGCAATAACATCGGGTTAGCGGTTGCCAGCACAAACATCGTGCGAAGTATTGTGAATGGACAAAGCGATAATTTGTCCACGCCATCGACTGCAAATGGAGTCAAAATTGCTTGGGGCTATGATGGTTCGGGAGTGGTTTGTTTTGTGAACGGAACGCAATACACGCTCACAAATGGAGGCGCACAAATAATCACTCAACTCAATCAAATATCCCTTGATTTAAGCACGACAAATGCTATCGGCAACTGCCGCCTTCGTGCTATGGCCCTCTACACTACCCGCCTCACGAATGATGAACTCCAATCGCTGACCACATTGTAATGCCCACCTTCCGCAAGTTTGCCTTCCCCGACGGGGCCACCGCTGAAAAGTTGCTCGCAACCCTGCAACCGCTGGACTCCGCCGTGCCAGTCGGCACGATAGATAACACCGTCTGCGTGGATGTGTTATTCCAAGACGACTGCCCTGCATCGCTCAACCCATACATCGTTTGGCCCGCCCCTTGCGGCGTGCATACATATCTCGGATGGGACGAACAATACACCGCAGATTATCAAAAATTTGCAACACCGCAAAGCAAATAACATATACCATCATGGGACTATTTAAGCGCAACCCTAACAAACCCAACCTCATGCAATCAGCCGTCATCGCACTACTTCGCCACTTGCTGACATTTATCGGTGGTACACTCGTCGCCAAAGGTGTCATTGATGCCGCCACGCTCACCGAAATTATCGGTGCGATAATTACTTTGCTATCAGTAGGTTGGATGGCCGTGGAGAAAGTAAAGGCTAAACCCGAAGCACCCAAGGCGTGAACCTGATTGAAACCACTATCATCGGGTCCATCTCCGCAATCGTCGGGGGTGCAGTTGCTTGGCTGACACGGGGACGCTTCCAAGCGGATTCCCTCCAGGTCAAGCAAGCGCAAGCGGTGCTGGCTATGTGGCAGGCTACGGCCGAAGCACAAAACAAAGAGTTAATAGAATTACGCAATGAACTTGTAGTTTTGCGTCAGCGGATAGAATGTTTGGAAACTACCATCCATGCACTTGAGTCCGAGAACGCAACGCTAAAAGCCATGCAATGATTCTACCACTCACCAAGCATTCCCGAAACATCCATGACATTACCTGCCAAAGCGGGCAGGAGTTCTTGCTCATCAGCGACCTGCATTGGGACAACCCGCATTGCGATAGGGGGTTGCTCAAAAATCATTTGGACGAAGCCTTGCGCAGGAATGCCGCCATCATACTAAACGGCGATACCCTTTGCCTTATGGGTGGCCGTTATGATAAACGGGCTGACAAGTCAGGAGTGCGCCCCGAACACCAAGTCAACAACTATCTGCAAGCGGTCACCGAAGATGCGGCCAATTGGTTGAAGCCATACGCCAATCACATTCTTTTAATCGGCTACGGGAACCACGAAACCAGCATCATCAAGCATACCGAATTTGACCCGCTCTTGGCCGTTACCAGTATTTTAAACTACGAGGCAGGAACAACGGTTCAACTTGGTGGCTACGGAGGAACCATTGACATCCGAGTGCTTCACGACACAATCCGTGGCGTAAACTTCGTAGTGCATTATTTTCATGGGCATAGTGGGGGAGGGGTGGTCAGCCGCGGAGTAATTCACGATCAGAGGCTCCTTGCCGGAACCGAAGGCTACGACTTGACTTGGATGGGCCATGTCCACGAATTGTACTATCACCAAAATATGATTCACCGCTATGACCGTTCTACCAAAACGCTCCTTCAAAAACCTATTCACCAACTGCGTACTGCGACTTACAAGGAAGAATGGGATGGGGGCTACATGGGCTTTCACACTGAGCGAGGAAGAGGCCCGAAGCCTTTGGGCGGATATTGGATGAAGTTGGAAACCAGCAGGAACGCAAGCAAGGACAACAAAGGTCCAGAGTTGCAACTCCACGCCACCTTCACGCCTGCGGACCGATTGTATTAACCTGTACGAAGAAATCGTACGCCTAAAGTAGCGGAATCCGCTACCTTCCGCAAACTATCCCTCCTGCGTATCGTTGGCGGTTAGGTACAGGTAGCCGTACTCCTTTTCAGCGTTAAACTGCGGGCACTCCTTCGCAACCCCTGGAAAGTCCCGATGGCCACAAATGCGGGCCTTGGGGTACTTCTGCAACCAAGAGAGCAGCACCCCTGCGATGGCTTGCCTCTGCTGAATGCTTCGGTCGTCGCTATCCTTCCCCCCGATGTAGGACACATGGAGCGAAGTAGCGTTGTGTCCTGCAACCCCGTTGGTGGTCTTGTCATCCGTCGCAAGCGTGAGGATGTTCCCGTTGGGTTCTATAATTTTGTGATAGCCCACCGCCTTCCAGCCCAACCCCTCCTTCCAATGGCGGCGGATGGATGCGATGGTGGTGTTCTTAGGCGTGGCCGTGCAATGCACAACGAGGTGGGTGATGTTTCTCATTCTTCGGGGTTTAAGAGGGGGTAATAACAAACGGTATGATCCTGCTCGGTGGGCAACTGGGAGGCAGACACCTCGTGAATCCCCGACCATTGAGCCTTGGCGGGGTCGTAGCCCAGCAACTCGCAGGCACGGCGGTATTCGCACAGGAGGGCGTGGTTCTGCTCCAGGTCAGCGGGTGCAACGGCTATCATCAGCCGCTCCAAGGCGTTTGTGAGGGCTTTGGCGGGTCGGGTGGAGTGGTAGGTCATACCGCAAATTTATACCCGATAGCGCAGAAATATGGCGAAAACAGAGAGTTTTGAAAATCTTATACCGCATCGGGTGTAAATGCCCAAAAAGAAAATCATAAAAAAATGACACGAGCGGTCGCAAAATGGTAGAGGCGTTGTAACTTTGTCGGACACTAAACCACCAACCATGCCACAAACCATCAAAAAATACCCCGTCATCGTCGTAGAATCAACGACTGACCCCGTGTCCAAAGAAATCTGCGGAGGCGACCAGTACACCCTCGTAACCTCATATAGCAAGGGTTCGGCTTTTGCAATAGCCAAGTGCCTTACGGAGGAATACGAGGTCCATGTGTACGAAGAAACCAGCACCGATGTGCAAGGCCATTGGATTTTCAAGAATGGCGTTATGACCCACAATATGTTCAACAACTAACCCCAAAACCATGACCCACGAAACCAAAACCAAACTCAAAGCCGCCCTTGCGACGGGTTACATCGTGCTGACCGCCTGCCTCGGCCTCGCATTTTTCGGCAGATTCTTTTTTGCAATTATCACCAACTAAACCCCAAACCATGCACAAGTTTAAAACCACCAACATCAAAGGCAAGGACTATGTTGAAGTCAACCAACGCCTCCTGTTCTTCCGCAACGAGCCAGCCTATGCAGGTTGGTCCATTGAATCCGACCTCGTTGACCTGCAACCCGACCGCTGCTGCATCAAAGCAATGATTCGGGATGCCGATGGCCGCATCCGTGCAACGGGCCATGCCCATGAGGACCGCACCTCGTCCATGATTAACAAAACGAGTTATGTCGAAAACTGCGAAACCTCTGCCTTTGGCCGTGCCTTGGCCGCCCTTGGAATCGGGATTGAAACGAGCATTGCCAGCGCCAACGAGGTTTCCATGGCTATTGCCAAGCAGGACCAGTTCAATGACTTGACCGACAAACTCGGCCTTGTTCCCGCCTACGACGACCTAACCGTTGCAACGCTCAAAGCCGACTTCCTCAAACTGGTGCAGAAACTCCCCGCTGACCAGCAGGAGCGGTTCATGAAAGATTTTGACCAAATGACCCCCGCCCGTTTCGAGAAGGGCATCGTATTCATCCAAAACCAACTCTCTAAAAAATAAGCCATGGACAACCTACTGACCCAATGCAACGCCGATGTGTACAAGGCTATACTCGACATTAAAGCAGAACACCCCACTGTTGGAGAAAAGTTGCTTGATATATTAAAAACCAATTATTCGCACCATGATTTGACTTTGAGCGAACTGCTTTGGTTCTCGGCACACCTGCCGTATGGTCAACTTTGGAACGGCAAAGTTTACTCCTTCTATCTTCTATTCCAATCCAAACAAACCACCAAAATGCCATGAACCATTTAGTAACCATCCCCAAGTCGGACATCTCCAAGCAGGACATCGCCGACATCGCCGCTGGCCTTATCCTCCGCATCGAGGAAGGCGAGGTCAACCCCATCGCCGCCCATGTACGCTTGAAGGCGGTCGTCAAAGCCCTGGAGCAAGTCCTAAAGGCGACCGAGGACATCGTGAGGGACGAAGCGGAAAAGCACGGCAAGACCTTTTCCGCCTTCGGTGCAGAGATTCAAGTCAAGGAGGGGGCGTTGACACCCGACTACCAGCACGACCAAGTGTGGAGCGACCTGCAGGCATCCATGAAAGCCCGTGAAGAACTGCTGAAAATGGCCTTCCGCAACGCTGGCAAGGCAACGGTGTACGACGAAGCTACGGGTGAAGCGGTCCCCGTATGTCCCGCCAAAGGGACAAAACCAAGCATCGCTGTTACTTTTAAAACCAGTTAAGATGAAAGACGGACAAACAATCGGCCAATGGCTGAACTGGGATTTTGAGGCGAATGGTGACTTGGAAATCCGAGATAAGAATAGCAGAACAATCTACAGAGAAAATTGCTCTGGATTTTGGGATAAGTGTAAATACGATTCTCAAGGCAATGAAATCTACTATGAGAATTCACATGGCGCAATCAGAAACAACCGACCCCCCGAAATCATTGAACACAACGGACGCAAGTACCAACTAATCCCCTAACCATGCCCGAACAACCCATCCAAAAGAGAGGCTCCCAACGCCGAAACCGCAACGCAACTGTCAAGGCCGTGTA